TACGGTCACGGAGGGACTATCTATAAGGCCAGTAACTTTAAAATGATAGGAGAGATTCCGGGCGCAAGAGTAATTCTTTATAATGGCAAAAGGTATCACGACAAGACAATCAGGACTAAGTATAAAGGCGAGTTGAAACCATTTGCAAAAAGGATTAAAAATGCCCTTGAGAGCGGGGAGGCAGAATATACGAAAACAGCTGGCAAATATACTTTCGTAAGGAAGATTTAATCGTAACTCAATACGACATCACATGGTAAATAACTCTCTACACTTACCGCTAAGTGTAGCGAATAATGCACAAAGGAGGATGCGTGATAACGCTAAAGCAGGAAATTGACGGCACGATGATACTGTTTCAACTGCCCGACGAAATAACGGCCGACGACCTTATCGGCGAGGTTAAGCGGTTCATGGTTGCGGTGGGTTACGAGCAGGGTTCGGTGCATGATGCGATAGTAGCAGAGGCCGAGATTATAGTTGAAAATGATTGACAGAAAGGGCGATATGACGAAATCAGACAAGATGCTCCTTGCTTTAGCCTTAGTGTTGACGATATTATTCGGATGGGCAGTGACAAGGGGCAACAAACCGTTCGCGCAGGATAAAGCATGCTATATTTGCGGTCACAATGAGTGCGATGCACCGAATGACCACGAATTGCCCGACTGGATGATAAACGCTAACCTTGACAGAAAGGAGTAATTATGGCATATAAAGACAGGTGGCGCGTTAAGTGTAAAGATTGCAAGCACGAATTTACGACCGGCATTACGGTCAGCAGGCCGACGTGTTCAAAGTGCGGCAAATCGAATGTAAAGTGGATCGGAAAGGTGTAGGGGTGAATCAGTATCACGGTCATCAATTAACAACTAACCGGAGCAAAGCATGAAAGAAAGCGTTTTTACAACTCATACAATCGACATAACACTAAAGGGGCTTAAAGACCGGCTCACAATCAGACCATTCGGCGACGTACACAGAGACACGCCCAATTGCGACCTCGACCGCTGGAAAGAATGGCTTAAATGCGTCAAGAAGAACCACAACGAAAACACATGGTATCTATCATCGGGCGACCTGCTCGACTTTATGTCATGGTCAGAGCGTAAAAAGATACGCAACGCATCATTGCATGAATCGACTATATCACGGCTTGACGCGGCGGCATTAAATGACTGTACGTCAATGCTTGATGATTTATGGTTCGCAAAGGACAAGTTTATCGGGTTCGTCCAGGGGAATCATACATGGGAGTTCACAGACGGCGATCTGGCCGGTAAATCAGCCGACCAATACTTTGCTGAACGGATGAACAGTCGATGGCTCGGTGATCTCGCGTATATACGGTTGCGCATAGGGTTTAAGAATACCAGCAAAAAGGCGAAAATTGACATAGTATGCTGTCACGGTAAGGCGGGCGGTAAGTTGGCCGGTTCGACAGTGAACCAGCTCGACGACCTGCGCGTCATATTCCCGAATGCTGATATGTACGTCATGGGGCATGATCACAGGAAGGTAGCAGTGCCGGTAACATCGCTTCACGCCACACACGCCACAAAAAACGGGTTACGAATCAAAGAAAAGCGGCAATGGCTGATACGTTCCGGTTCATTCCTGCGCGGGTATGTGCCGAATCAGGCCGGTTATATCGTCAAAGCGTTACTAAGGCCGACGGATCTAGGCGTACCGGAGATAAAGTGCGGGTTCAAGCGTGATTGTAGCGGAGGGACAGACGTAATAACGAATGACATTAAGGTCGAATACTAGGAGGTTATCATGGCGATTAAGAAAGTGAAAGATCCGATCGGCACTTGCGATGGGTGTTGTTTTTACAGTGGTGAAGATTGCACGAGGCCGCGTGACGTCGTGAGGTCTTGCGTATATCCTGGTGGTAGCTATATCTATATAGATGACGACCCTGATTCTGCTGTCGCGTATATCACCGATGAGGATGGCAATATAATCAATGAAGCACCAAGACCCGACCAAGTAAACCACCCAACGCATTACAACTGGCTACCGTCTAACGTCGAAGCCGAGGACATCTGCGAGCATTTCCCGTGGCGTATAGGCGCGGCACTCAAGTATCTGTACCGGCACCAGCATAAGCACGATGACAGGGACATACAGGACTTAAAGAAGGCCGTGAACCAGATACAGAAGCACATAAAGCGACTTGAGGGCGACTATGTGCAGTATGAACGTACAAACGAAAGGCTGTGATATGATATACATCTGGAAATTATTTATTGAGTGGGCGACAGAGTACCCTACGAGCGCGTTGATAATCGATCTGTTGTCGCTTCTGTTTATCACCATTTCATGCGCGTGCATGATCGTGCCGGTAATAACAAGAGGAGCAGAGCGCACAAAATGATATACATCGCAATTATCGCATTATTCACCCTGTCTCTGTTCGGTGATTTCCAGTTTGACGACTATAAATGGTTGCACCAGCAAATAATGACCGGAAATGCTCCGTATATACCCGCGCGACCCATTGCCTCACATATATTGCGGGGGTGCTACCATATAGGCGGGCTGGATCCGTTCGTGTATAAACTGATGAGCCTGTTAATCCACCTTTTCGCGATAGATGCGCTGTTACGGGTTGCCGAACACTTTAAGCGCGGTAAATGGGCAATATGGCTTTTCGCAATACATCCGATATTCGTTTCAACGGTTGCCTATCCGATACAAGCGTCCGTAATGCTCGCAACCGGATTCTGTGCCCTATCATTCCTGCACTGGGATAAACGGCAGTTCATACGTTCACTGATATTCCTAGGGCTGGCCTGCGCGTCAAAACAGAATGCGTGGCTATTTCCCGCCGTCATGTTCATGTACGAATGGGGCATAAAGCAGAAATTACCGAAATGGCCGGTAATACTTGCTGGATTATTGACCGTAGAGCATTTCGTGTTCAGGCAGGATTGGCTGTCAAACTACGGGTGCCGACCATACAGCCCGCTAGACAGAATATGCACACAAATATCCATAATGCCGAAATACGCGAGCATGGTATTATTGCCACATATAAGCAAATACACGATAAGCCATCAGATTGTGTTACACGGCGTTTGGTGGCTTTCCGGCATGATTGTATGGGGAGCAGGCTTATTGTCGCTTGTGCGCCATCCTAAGGCTTTCTGGGGCATGTTATGCGTTACGGTTATGCTTATACCGGAATTCACCATAACCAACCTCGAGATGATGTTTGAACACCGGCTTTATCTGCCATTAGCGATGATTGTGCCGTTCGTGCCGAGAATAAAGCCCCGATTCTACGCATATATTGCGGTGATTAGCGCATGGCTCATCATAGTCAATCTGCAATATCAGCATATATGGGCTGACCAGGAGCGATTATGGCGGCATACGGTCAGAATTTACCCCGAATCAGTGCGGGCAAACTACAACCTTGCCAAGCTTGTCATAAAGAAAGACCCGCTTGAGGCGTTATACCGGATGAACAAAATAAAAACTAATCTTGACAACCATCACTGGCGATGCTATAAAGAGTTCAGCATGTTATATCGGGTATTTTATAAGCAGGATTTAGAAAACGGGTACAAATCATTTAAGGATTGGGCGGAAAAATGAAAGATTGCAGTAGTTGTGAGCACAGCGCACTCAATAACCCTGAAATAGCGGGGCGTGATTACAAAGATACACCATGTGCCAATTGCGAACCGTCGGAAATAGTGTCGCCGCATATATCATTCGGCCCACAATTCGAACATCCGCGCGAGGGAACATGGAAGATATTGGAGCCGATACCGACAGAGCCAATATCTGATCTAGCGTATCAACTGCTTAAATATCTCCGACACAACGACGAAATGCGCAAAAAGATCCGCATAAAGCTAGAAAAGCGACATACCGGCAAATTGCGCCAAGTAATTACCCGATTCTCGCGCAGAGAGGAAAAGGTACTCGCACGACTAGCAGACGATAATTGGGCGACTACTCAATGCGACGTGGCACGTGATCTAGGCATTTCTAAGCAGGCCGTAAACAAGATAAGCAAAAGCATTATTAAAATCGCACCGCAGTTCAAGCGGTTCATATAACGGAGGGGGTATAAATGAACGTACCGAATGAAATAGTAAGGCTTCTCGCAGAAAAGCGCGCACTCAAGTACGAGAAAGAGTGCATAAAGGCGGATCAAATAGATCCCATTACACGCAAAATCAAGGCAATAGATGAATCAATCGATACGCTTATGATTGAACGCGACCAGAAGCTTATGGACTTTCCAGAACAACCAGAGGATGATGCGGCGTGAAGGTCATTAACCTCATAGTCAAAGACCTGGACGCTGTAGTCTACAGGTCGATGAAGCGGTTAGACGCAACGTATAAAGAAATACTCTGCGCCCTGAACTGCGTAGAAAGAAAGGTGCATCACTGTATAGACGCAGAGCAGGAATGGGAGCTACTAGAAGAAGAATTTGAGATAGACGAGGATCAGGATAATTGGGAGGAGGCAGAATGAGTAAGTGGGCTATATATAAGGGCGCAAAGAAGGTTGCGACGGTAGAGGGTGATGTATTGGCGGTAGAGTGCAATCGTTATATAGATCAGCAGGATATTGTCATCTACGAAATCTACGAAGAAGCAATTGAGCCGGTATTCGAGTATAAGTTTAGCGTATGGAAAGGGGTGCACAGAAAGATGATAAAGTCGGTAACATACGAGACGCGCAGGGAAATGGTGGCGTTCTTTAAGGCTGAATCATGGGACAGGTGGGAGCGAACAGAGAGGGTATAAGCAACCAATTGACGAACAACCACTTACAACGGACGACGAACCACCGCAAATAAACTTGCGCATATAAACGTGTATAAAACGGACACAGAATATGACAAAAGGTACATACGACACTAGGCTGACTGACAAACAAAAGCGATACGCCGAAGCAAGGGCAAGAGGCTTAAAACGCAATGAATCCGCTATTTACGCGGGTTATCCAGAAAGTAGCGCACCCACAGCCGCCGCTCGATGCGAAAAGCTGGAGAAGGTGCAGACGGAAATAAACAAGATGCGCCTGCTGATTGCCCGCGAGGAGGGCGACATTGCGACCAAGGATGAGGTGCTCAAGCATTTCACCGCCAGGATGCGCGCAAATGACCGAGGATCAGACAAGGCGGGCGAGGTGTTGGCCAACTTCATGGCCAAGGATAAGGGCAATAACGGCGATCCTAAGGCGTTTTTCATGGCATCGCTGACAGAATGTGACGTACTGGCTGACATTGCGAAGAACAAGCCGCCGATCAATGTGCTGATGGGAAATTACCAGCCGAATACAGGCGAAACGGCAGAAAGTGCTGAAAGGTAGAGGGTTATGTGTAGACATAAGGCATGTTATGCGACGTTGTGCGGATTGCGTACAAAAGGGGCACCCCGTCGGACACCCCCTATAGGCAGGTGGCTCCCCCACTCCACACACAGCAATTTTGAAATATCGGCCCTACTATACAAGAAATAATTTTTAAAAATGTCGTTTAAATGTACAAGTTGGAAGGTGTTACGATGAAATGTTTGAACCTTGTTATCTCGAATTGCCGTGAATGCCCGTATTACGAGGAAGGTTTGGCCGGTTATTCGGACGATTGGTGTCATAAGTTGGACGATGAGCTGGTGGATTGCGGTGTGATCCGTGATGATTGCCCGTTGTGCGAATTTACGCAATTTCGGGAGGTGTGATGTGAGCGCGATTAAGCGGTGGGTTGATGATGTTGTTGAGCGGCTGGAAGAATCGGTGGTTTTGTGTGACAACCTGCTGTTGATGTGTTCGTTGTACTGGCGTAACGAGATTAAAACGGGTGTCGTGAAAGACAGCATTGATGATTTGCTGGATATTCGGAAAGAATTGTGTAATCAGATTGATGAGATGAAAGGGGTGTTAGAAGATGCCTGATGCAACGTATCCGGAAGGTAAGACTTATAAGCAGCGCGGCAATTATCCTAGTGGCGGCTGGTGTCCTGACCGGTATAGCGATGATATGGGTGATTGTGTGGGCGATTGTGATAAATGCGTGATGATTGCGGGTAAAAAGACTGAATTGAGGCGTAATGGCGGGAAAAGTAATAGATGAGCCGGTTAAGCGGGCGGTTGGTGATGTAAATTTGGCGTTTGTGCCGCATAATAAACAGATTGCGGCATTAAAGGCGTTTCGTGATATTGGCAAGCGTCTGTTTTTGCTGGATGGTGGCGGTCGTAGTGGTAAAACGCTGTTGCTGATGGAATGGATGATAATGCGGGCGATTATGTACCCTGGAAGTCGTCAGATTATCCTGCGGAAAGCCCGAATGCACGCAGAGAAGTCGATTTGGGATGAAACAATGAACGAGTATATTACAGAGGTACTCGATAAGTGTAATATCGGTCAGTATTTGAAGCCGAACAAGGAAAAGCTGACCATGAACTTTTGGAACGGGTCGAGTATCATTATCGACGGGTGTGACGATGAGAAGCGTGTGCGGTCTATTTTCGGGCGTGAATATATCGGCATGTGGTTTAATGAGGCTAGTGAATTTGCTGATTTTGCTATGGTTGAGTATTTGCTGACGCGTGTGGTGCAGCGTGTGGGTATAGACCCTGATTTCAGGGGGTGGAAAAAGTGGCTGCCGGACATTGCGCCTACGCAGATTTACCTGGATACTAACCCGAAAGGCCCGCGACATTGGCTGTATAAGGCGGGTATCCTGCACGTGAACCCTGAAGATGGTGAGCCGTTGCCTAATGCGGATAAGTGGGCGCGTGTTGGCGGGTGGACACCGTATGATAACGCGGATAACCTTGCTGATGATGCTATAAGCGCGTATGAGGGTTTTACGGGGGTTAGGCGTGAGCAGATGTTGCTTGGTAAGTGGGTGGACAATAGTGGGGCTGTATATGATGAATTTGATGAGGATATTCATGTGTGCAAGCGTTGTAAGCGTGAGCCTGATTTGTGTCCGCGTATTTTTAAGGGTGATACTGGGCGTTTTATTCCGGCTCATGCTTTCCGGTCGATTGACTTCGGGTACAAGGATCCGTTTGTGTGTTTGTGGGGTGCGATTGTCGACGAGCAGTTGCTTGTTTACCGGAGTTATTACAAGCGGCGCAAGATTGTGAGTGTTCATGCCGAATGTTTAAAGGCTGAAACGCGGAAGGGTGAGCATTTTTTGTGGACGGTTGCTGACCATGATGCAGAGGATGCCGCGACATTGAAGGCTTCAGGGGTGCGGAATAGGCCAGCGAAGAAGGACAGGCCGTTGATGTCGGGGGTTCAGAGGGTCAAAAAACGGTTGCAATGCGATGAGCGCGGGGTTCCTGGTCTTATGGTTTGCCAGTATTGCGAACCTGTTATAGACGAGTTCTGTAGCTATATGATGGACACGCGCGACGGTATTGACGCACCGGAAAAGGATAAAAACGACCATGCAATGGATAGTCTGCGTTATATGGTCGCCGAGATAGACGGGCGGCGTAAATCTAAGGCGCATTTCTTCTAAAAGTTGACCTCCCTTGGTTTTAATTGAAAGACTTTCAATCTAACCGAGGGGCTAAAATGCTTTATGATCTATCTGACGCTACGCCGGATGTAGTTCTGGCGAATCGCGAGAATTTAGTATATACCAACCGAAAAGACAAACTTTACCTGAACACACTTGCCCTTGACGGTGGGCGTCCTTATGTCGGCAAGCGTTTGAGCCGGTTTCCTGGTGAATCCCGTATTGACTGGGATGGCACTATGTCCGAGGTTAGCAAGAGCAAGTGGAGTGATCTTAGCCATAAGGTCGTTGGGCGTAAACAGCGGGCATACCTGATAAATAACGCCGCGAGGGTTGCCGAGAAAATCCGCCAGTATGTATTCGCTAAAAAGCCGGATCGCGGGAACAGTAATATCGAAATGCGGGCAGATATTACGCGTCAAGGTGATTCTGTCAACGCTTTCATGGGTGATGTCCTGAAGCAGATCATTGCGACTAAATGGTGCTGGATAGGTATTGATGCGCCGAGGACGGAAAGCGTAATATCTAAGGCTGAAGCTGAAGCGAACAAAATTAGACCGTACTGGACGCTTTACACTGCGCTTGAGGTTGTTGACTGGCATTTTGACGATAAGGGCGAGCTTGTATGGCTGATGACCGAGACTTGCAAGTGGGAAAATGCTAATCCAGAAGTATTTGAACAGCCGGTTAAAATTCGTCGTTTGTGGGAGCGCGGGAAGGTTACAGAGTATCAGGTTTCCGAAGCCCCGACCGGTCAAAGCACGCTAACTGACCGGCAGGAAATACAGCTTTCGATAGATAAGGTTCCGTTTGTGCTGGCTGGAGCTATAAGCAGTAAGCCGCATTGGTATGATGATGTCGAGGACATCCAGGCCGCGAGTTTAGACCTTGAATCATCGATGGACACGCTTTTTTATAAGAGCGTATTTGCGCAAATGGTTCTGCCGGAAAGCATCGTAGAAGATCCGACGAGCGAGAATACCGGCTCCGGTGTGAGGCCGACCGTTGAGGCGGTTGTCGGGTTGTCGAACGCTATTACGGAATCGCCAGAGGATAAAGGCATTACGCGCTATATCGGGCCGGATGCAAGCTCGCTGAAGTCGATGCAAGCTGAATTAGGCAGGAAACGCGAGGAGCTTTTCGACGTTGTAGGGTTGCATCTTAATTTTACCAAGAACTTTAGCGAGTCGGCAGATGCGAAACACTTTGACCACCTTGATCCGCAGGCCGTACTGCGTAATTACGCGCAACAGATCGCGGAGGCAGAGGCTAAAGCGTGGGCGATGACCGCTGAACTGAATAGCAGTGTTAAAACGATTGAACCGACATACAGTGACAAGTTCCGCGTTTCAAATATTTACGAAGATTTCAAATCGTTGGTACTGGCCGACAATATGCAGTTGCCGGATGCGGTCAAGAAGCTGAATCTTCACGGCGTAGTTGACACATTGCTTGAAATTACAGATATGCAACTGACAGATGCACAGCGCGCCGAGATAAACAGCCAGATTGAAGCGATGGACTTTGAAGATGAAATCATAATGCCGCCATCTAGTTTGGGCGGTAAGGTGGCGAATGGCGTTACCAAACAAGCTACTGACGACGGCGAAGGTGTTAGGCAATCCGGAGCAGAAGTTGACTGATAAACAATTTTAATGACGCAACGCAGGTCTATCTGCGGGGACTGTTACCGCGTGCAGATTCATGCGGGGAGGTTTAGGCGAACCTTAAAAACGCTGGGAGTAGATCATTGAAAATTAAAGATGTGTTGACTAAAGTTGCGACGGGTGAGGAACTTACGGACGAGGAAAAAAGTTTTCTTGAGTCTTACGAGGAACCGAACGTAGATGCGGCGGCTAACGCTAGGGGCAAAAAGGAGCGCGTCAAACTGCAAAAGCAGATAGACGACCTGAAAGCACTTATCGACGAGAAGAACGCCGAAATTGAGGAGGCCAACTCTGGCGCGAGTGATCTTGAGAAGCTTCAGAAGCAGATTGAAAAATTGACATTAAAGTCTGAAGCGGCTGAGAAAACACTGGCTGATGAACGAGCCGCCCATGCTAATACAGTCAGAAGCAACAAATTGAAGTCGTTGAATGTACCGTGGATGGAAAGCGTACCAAATTCATACAGAGACACAGTGATCGGAGATGCGTTTGCCGACCTGGACACTGATGATCTGGATGATCCTGCAATTGTTAAGCCGATTCTTGATTCTCTTATTGAGAGTCAGAAAAACTTTATCGTTGCAGATACGAAATCCGGCGCGGGTACTGGCGCGACTAAAACTGATGACACATCTATAAAGTCGAATGAAATCACGGCGGACAATGTTCTGTCGCTGGATCAGGAGACATTGGTTAATAACTTAGATGCGGCTTGGAAAGCGGCATCAGAAGGAGCAGAATAATGGCACTTACAAAAGTACAAAAAGAACTTTGGGCGCAGTCTATGGTCAGTCTTTTCGAGACTATGACAGTAGCCGGTCGTCTTGTAAACAGGAATGTTATTGCAGATACACGCGCTGACAAGTGGCACATCACCGCCGCAAGCGAAGTATCAGTGAGTGATGTTTCCGACAGCACCGATATTACTTACGATGACGTTACAGACACCGACACAGAAGTCACAGTCAACTTCGACAAGGCTTTCTCGCTGGTCGATTACGATAGCAACAAAGTAGAAACAAGCATCAATTACATGCCTACATATATCAGGCGTGGTGCTTACAAACTGACAGACGCGCTGGACGAGGGCATTCTTAGCGTACACGCACAGGCTGGATCTAACTTCGATAACGCCGGAACAGACTGGCAGTTTACAAAGACTACTTGCGCTGAAATTCCTGTTTTCTTTGGAAAGCTGGCAAAGGCTGTCAAGGATCTTGACTGGCCTGAGTCACAGCCGCGCTATCTGGTTGTACCTTCTGGATTCAAAGAAGCTATCCTGACTTACACAGGCGGACGCGAAAGCGCACTGGGTGACAGCGATCTGACTGCTGGCCGTCCTGACGCGTTTGTCTATGGTGGTTTCAATGTATTCATCAGCAACAACCTCACAACCGTTTCCACGACTACACACGGCCTTTGCGGTCTCGTAGGTGATGGTATCGCACTGGGCGTCCAGGTCGATCCTAACAGCATGGAAATGATGCGCGCTGAAGGTCGTTTCGCAGACCTGTATCGCGGTCGCATGAGAGCCGGTTACAAGGTTTATCGCTCTGCCGCAGTTGTTGACGTTGAGCTTAACAGCACTGTTGTAGCTACATCATAAGCCCATAGGTGGGGCGGTGTTCCTTTCCGCCGCCCCGCCTTCCTTTAGGGGGTAACAATGAGTTATACACCGAAAAACATACAGCCGAAAGCGGAAGCGGTAAAAGAGGAGTCCGCGCCGGTTGTTGAATCTGAAGTTGTTGAAGAAATCGAAAAAAAGGAAGAGGAATAAAAAATGAAAAATGTTGCAATGGGAATCGTTTGCGCCGTACTGATCGCTGTTGGTCTTTCTGGCGTTGTTTCAATCGCCGCTGATTACACACCGGTATCGCAGGAATCCGCGATTACTTTCAAGGGTGCTGTTACTATCAGTAATGCGTCTGTAATTCTGTCTGCACTTCCTACGGCGACCACCGGTCTTTCAACTGGTGCGCTTTGGGATAGTTCTGGCACAGTTAAAATTGTTCAGTAAATGAACCGGCGCGGGTGAGCTTACCCTTGCCCGCGCTTTTTCTTTCAGGAGGGCTTAATGGCTATTTCAATCACACGCGCACTTGCCGATACATACTTTTCATCGCGTCTTGAAAACGATGTCTGGAAAGCCTTTCCTACTGGCTTACGAGATAAGGCTATCGTAAGCGCGAAAGACGTTATTACCCGCGCCCTGGGCGATGAAGTAACGGATGAAACGTCCGACTCAAACTCAAACTATTATCCTGATCGCGCCGTTTATCATCAAGCCTTGTTTATGCTTATCAACAGCGACCACACCGCCAATGGTGAATTTACCGCCCCTAAATGGCCTGGAGCTACAAAGCGCATGGAATCGCGCGACATTTCCGGAAAGACCGTTGCTAAAGAGGCGTTAATGTGGATGAACTGGCGCAACGGCGCGACTATCAAAATAGCGCGGGGGTAATCCATGCCGCCGCTTACCCCTAAAGATCGCGAACGCAAGCTAACCCGCCGAACTGCGTCTAACCGTGTACAGATGGTTGATGCGCTTATGAACGCGCGTAAACACATTGAGGAGCGTTTACTACGGGCGGCAACCAATAAGCGTTTTGCGACCGTTAGACGCGTCCGTGAGGGCATCTATAAGGACATCCAGGCCGAGTATGTTGCCCTGAATGGCGATCTTGATAAATGGTCGCGCAGTAGCATCTTAGATACGTCCGAAGAATGGCATAAAATCGCGGCAGACGATCTGAGACTTACTGACGGCGATAAAGACGTTATTTCGTTTACGCAATTTAGCAAGAAGCACACCGACGACTATTTCGCCCGTATAAGCCCGTTCAAGGCGGCTGAGAACGTGGCAATCAATGCGCACCTTGGCGGCATGGCCAATACGGACATCAGGGCGTTGCAGACGGCTTTCACGGAG